CTTGTGTCATTTCTTTGGCTCCTTAATCTCTTTCTGAATCCCTGCGCTCATTTGCAGGAACATCCGCATCCACTTCACACCGCCAAGCCTTACATACTCGGCGTACTCTGATTGGGTGAGGCGCAGATTGACTGCTCTACCCTGCTCTGTCTTCTCTTTAACCATCATTCAACCTCAAAGTGCAATAAGACCCAAACAAAGCAAAACACAGTGACGATCACTACGGCCATGCCAAACAGGGCGATTAAGAAAAAGATTATTGCGGTTTGCATAACTTGGCCTCACTTGGTGGTGTCCAACCAAAGCGCCGCCAAGTGGCCTGCACATCAGTTGGCTTTGCATACTTCAGTTCTTTGGCGTAGGCACTTGGGAGCGTCACTTTTGTGCCTTGTGGGGGACGCCAGTCGTGCCTCATTTGCCTGCCGCCAGTAGTTCCATCTCGGCATCCTTGAGGCGCTCTTGGATGCACTTCATTTCGTAGTCGAGCTGATCGAGCTGGCGCTGCATACGCTCGCGGGTGAATCTCTCAGCGTGCGCCCATCCAATGACGGCGCCACAGTGGACTGCTTTGTTGATGAGTTGCACGATCTCGGCGCGAGTCATCACGCCAATGGCAGTCTCTTTGGGGGGTGAGAGGCGCAGTACCTCGGCGTCTATTTCGTCTTGCATCTTTTTGCTCATGCTTCCCTCGCTTTCATCATTGCGTCTGCCATTTTGTATGCTTGTGCCGAGCAGAAATACATATCACCATCACCTCTATGCGTCATTGCTTGCATAGCCTTTGCCGCAAAATAGTCACGCAAGGTCATGCCCTTTTCTGGCTCGCCCCATCCGTTGTGATGTGTACTTGGAAATGCTGGTGGGTTGCTCATGATGTCCACCATGCTGCGAGTAAAAGGGCAAAGCCAACGCCGATAGCGATGGCGGTGAGGAAGTCAAGGGCAGAGTCAGCGCGGCGGTTTAAGCGCCTTGCTTGCTCTTCCATGTAGGGGTGCTGGGTGTGGTTCATTTGGATGTCTCCTTTAATTGATGACAGAATAATCATATCACTTTTGATATTACTATCAATTACCTTTAAATTTACTCAACTATTATTCCTGTAAACTCAGCATCGGCGGTGTTTTCAAGGTCACCGCCAGTTGCCTTTTAGGGGATCGGTTCGCGCTGATCCCCTTTTTTTATCTTAAACTTGACCATCTTAACAAAACATGGTTAACATCTTACACATGAAAACGATTTCACAAGAAGCACTCCACGCCATACGCTCTAAAGTTGAGTCGGCTGGCTACAAAATGTCTGATGTCTGCCGCGTTGCGGAGATCGATCAGGCGCAGGTATCCCGCTGGATGTCGGGGACCACAGAGCCACTATACGGCAGCGTGATGCGCTTGGATCAGGCAGCCGATGCGCTGGTGTCAGCTCGCCTCACAGTCCTCAACAAGGCCATGGAGGACGCCGTCAAATGAGTACATTCAAACCGCGCCGCATCATTGGCATTGACGTTGGGCTGAATGGCGCTATCGCCATGATGCAGGGCGAAACCCTGACCGGCATTTTCGATATGCCCACAGTCACATTGGACCGCAACGGCAAAGCCAAGCGCCAAATCAGCATCCCTGAATTGATTGAGATCCTCGACAACTTCAAGCCTGATGAGGCGTACATAGAAAAGGTCTTTGCTATGAGTGGCCAGGGCGTCACCAGCGTTTTTTCGTTCGGGCGCAGCCTTGGCGCGATTGAGGGTGTCATTGCCGCTAGATCCATCAAGTCCACGCTGATTACTCCACAAATTTGGCAAAAGGCGATGGGCGTGACTGGTGGTAAGGACGGCGCAAGGGCGCGTGCCATGGAGCTGTTTCCATGGAATGTGGACTACTTCAAACGCAAGAAAGATGATGGCCGAGCAGATGCGGCGCTGATTGCTTGTTGGGGATTGCGACATGGCTGATCCATTCAAGATCACCGAGCCAACCTGTATCAGTTTCAGCGGTGGGCGCACCAGCGCGTATATGCTTTGGCGTGTTATTCAAAGCGGGGGGGGCAACTTCCATGCCAAGCCGTTGTCTGTTTTGCCAATACTGGCAAGGAAGATGAGGCCACTTTGAGATTCGTAAAAGCCTGCTCTGATAACTGGAATGTTGAGATTCATTGGGTTGAATTTCGCGATGCAGATCCAGCCTTTGAGCGCGTGACATTTGAAACAGCCAGCAGGAATGGCGAGCCATTTGAGGCGCTGATTAAAAAACGCAACTACTTACCAAACCCAGTGACCAGGTTCTGTACTTCAGAATTAAAGATTCGCACCATTCATAAGTATTTGAAATCTATTGGATGGGATGACCATAACGAGACAATGGATTGGGTTGGTATGCGAGCTGACGAGCAGCGCCGCGCCGCCAAGATTGCTGACAAATCAAGGATTCCTTTGGTAACTGCTGGCGTCACCAAAGAAACTGTTGGTGACTTTTGGCGTAACCAATCATTTGATCTTGAGCTGCCAAACATGAATGGCGTGACCATGCATGGCAACTGTGATTTGTGCTTCTTAAAAGGCGGCGCACAAGTGCTATCTCTAATTGCAGAAAAACCAGAACGTGGTATATGGTGGGCAAAAATGGAGGCATTGGCATTGGCATCCAAGCCAAGCGGTGCGGTGTTCCGTTCCGACAGACCATCCTATGCATCAATGATTGAGTTTGCCGCCAACCAAACAGATATGTTCGACCCCAATGAAGAAGCAATTTCCTGCTTCTGCGGAGACTAATCATGGATGACCAAGAACGAGCCACCATGCGCGAACACATCATCTACTTGGCAAATCAGTTGGAGATCTCGCGCAAAGCAAATCAGCAACAGATCGTCTTCATCAAGCGACTGCTGGACCCCGAAGACCTTGGACACGCCGTCAGCAACGAATGCCGACAGATCGCATACACACTTTTAATCAACAGCTCACACATCGAAAGAGACTCATGGCAACACAACAACCCTTGAAACTTAGACCATCATCAGCATCACGCTGGATCGCCTGCCCTGCCAGCGCCAAACTTTCAACGCTTGTGCCTTATCAGGAAAGTGGCGAAGCAGCCAAGATCGGTACAGCCATTCACGCGCTGGCCGAGACTTGCTTTCAGCTCGACACTGACCCGATGAAGTTTGTCGGCCAAGTGGTGGAGGGCATCACAATGACCGAGGAAAACTGCAGTTTTGCCTTAGAGCATTTGCAGGCGATATGGGCGATTCAAGATGAGCTTGGTCACGTTAAGGTGGAGCAGCTCTTTAAGCTCTACGAAACGCCACAGTTCTCGCTACAAGGCACTGCCGATGTGGTGGGAATATCTCAGGACAAGTTGATCATTGCCGACCTTAAAACAGGCCGCGGTTATGTTGACGCTGACTCTGAACAGATGAAGATATACGCACTTGGCGCATTGATGCACAACAGCCATAAGCCCAAAGAAGTTGAGTTCCAAATTATCCAGCCACATCATGGCGAGAAGCGCGTACACACTATGAGTGCTGTTGCACTTAGAGATTGGGAGCAAAACATATTGCGGCCTGCTGTTGACGAGGCACTTAGTGACACGCCGCGTTATGTGCCATCAGAATCAGCCTGCCAGTGGTGTCCAGCCAAGCACATTTGCTCTGCACAGAAAGAGCAGTTCGACATCGTGGCGGCGCAACCCGACATCACCATCATGTCCAAAGAGGACATCAAAGAGGTGATGCTGGCGCTCACGCCTGCACAGATCAGCGCCATCCTTGATCGCGCACCGATGGTGGAGAAGTTCATCGAGGCGGTAAAGGATCACGCCACCAAGCAGATGGAGGGTGGCGCCGTACTGCCAGGCTGGCAGCTCCAGCCCAAACGCGCCTCACGCAAATGGATTGATTCGACTACAGCGCGTCAAGCACTTACTGACGCAGGACTTACAGATTCTCAGATCTTTGAGACTGAACTAATTTCTCCTACGGCGGCAGAGAAACTGCTGCCAAAGGAACAAAGAGTTATCTTGGACGCATTAACGGCCAAGGTATCGAGTGGACTCACCCTTGCGAGAGATCGCAGTCTGAGTCAATAATGCAACCCCTGTAACTTTTGAAAGCGAAACGCAAAATGCTAAATCTATCCTCTGGTGGCGGTAATGGAAACTACATCCGCTTCTCACCCCAAGCCAACGCTTGGACCAACAACCTTGGCGCTGAGATCCAGCTCAAGAAAATTGTGTTTGACATCGATGGTGTCCAAACAGGATGGCTCCAACTTGGTGTCGGTATCCGCGACTGGCAACCCGACTCAGAGTTGGGACGCAAAGGCGCACAGCCTACACCTGACCACAAGCGCGGCTTTATCGTCACGTTCTACAACAAGGAGATCGGCACTTGTGAGTGGTCATCAAGTGGCGTGGGTCCGAACATGGGACTGGAAAAGATGTACACCGAGTGCGCTGCACAGCGTGCCGCCAATGCAGGCAAGTTGCCAGTCTTGGAGTACACAGGATCTAAGTTGGAGAAGATCGGCAAAGGCACAACGCGCATCCCCAACTTCACCATTGTGAGTTGGATTGACAAGCCTGCTGGTATGGGGCAGAGCGATGAGGAGTACACCGCGCAAGTGGCTGCGCCTCCCGCGCCAGCTCCAAAGCCTGTTGCTGCACCAGCTCCAGCACCGCAGAAGTCAGCGATGGCGCAGGCCGTAGAAGATGACGAAATGTTTTAACTGAAAGCAAGTAAGCGCCGAGGTGTAACAGCCTCGGCTTTTTTTTCCTCTAAATATTTTGAATCGGAAAACATGAATGAGTTGGCTTTATTCGCAGGCGCTGGTGGAGGAATACTTGCCGCAAAACTGCTTGGATGGAGAACAGTCTGCGCCGTTGAGTGGGAGCCATACCCAGCAAGCGTACTGTGCGCCCGACAAAATGACGGCATTCTCCCGCCTTTCCCGATTTGGGATGACATACAAACCTTTGATGGAACACCATGGAGAGGCATTGCTGAAGTCGTATCTGGCGGCTTTCCATGTACCGACATCAGCATCGCAGGACGCGGCGCAGGACTCGATGGAGAGCAATCCTCCATGTGGTATCACATGGCGCGGGTGGTTAGCGAAGTTCGACCCCGATATGTATTTGTGGAAAACAGCCCAATGCTCATTCATAGAGGACTCGGACGAGTCCTTGGCGATCTTTCCTGCCTCGGGTATGACACGCGGTGGACTGTTATGGGAGCGGCAGATGTTGGAGCACCGCACCAACGCGACCGCATCTGGATTGTGGCGAACTCCGGACACGGGGGGGGGGACAAGCGGCCTGCTCAAACAGGGCAAGAATCATCGCGAGAACGGCCAGCCCATTCAAATCAGACTGGTGGACCAAGTGAACAATCCGAGACTTTGGCCGACACCAGTTCAGAGAATGTACAAAGACAGCGGAAGTCCCTCGGAGTACGGCAGGAACGAGATACCCCTCGCGGCACAGGTTGGTGGTCCACTGAACCCGCCATGGGTAGAGTGGCTGATGGGGTGGCCGCTCGGGTGGACAGACTTAAAGCCCTTGGAAATGGACAAGTTCCACTATGCGCCGCAACCGCATGGCGAATCCTTACAGAAAGATAATTAAATGCAAGCAGAACAAATAGCCAAGTCGCTCGGTAACGCGAAAAGAGCCAACGGCCAATGGGTAGCATCATGCCCAGTGCCATCACACGGCAAAGGCAACGGCGACAAGAATCCATCACTGTCAGTACACATTGATGACGAGGGCAAGCCATTGTTTCATTGTCATGGTGGCTGCACTCAGGAGTCAGTATTCCAAACCATCAGGGATATGCAATTGCTTCCCGAGCTGGAAGAGCGCCCAGATCCACTCGCCAACATTAAGCCATTACCCAAAGTTGAATTCCAGCAGGAATGGCAGTATCAGGACGAGGACCGCGTCACAGTGTTTGTTAAGCACAGGCTGCGCGTAGGGGAGTCTGGAAAGACTTATAGGCTCTACAAAGTAGATACAGACGGCAAACGCTACCCGACATTGGGTGACGCAAGGATCGTCCCCTACAAGCTGCCCGAGTTGCTGGACGCGAAGACCGCGGGAAGAATAATCTATTTGGGGGAGGGCGAGAAAGCCGTGGACGCGCTGATGTCTCTCGGCGTGGTGGCGACCACCGCGCACAGTGGCGCCGGCCATTGGCCAGAGGCCATCACCGAATACTTTGCTGGCGCAAATGTGGTGATCCTCCCAGACAACGATCTGAGTGGCTGGGGTTACGCTCGCAAGGCAGCCGAGGCCATCCTGCCCATCGCTAAGGCGCTCAAGGTTGTCGACCTCGGACTGCAAGAGCAAGGCGATGACGCGTACGAGTTCATTGAGGCAGGCGGCGGTAGGGCAGAGCTGGCGGCGTTGGTCAAGGCAGCACCAAAGATCACCAGCGTGGATGATGTAACGATCCCCGAAAGACTGCAGGCAATTACAGCATCAAGTACAAAAACAGACGAAATCTATATACATCAGGATGCTCATGTACAGAAACAGGCAGATATTGCACATGAGTTCGCGCCTGACCCGCCAAAAGAGGCAGACAAACCTAAACCCGCCAAGACCATCAAGATTGAGCATTGGGACACCATACAGGATGAGCCAGTCGAGTGGCTGATAGATAAGGTGCTGGTGGCTGGCTCGTTCTCTGCCCTGTACGGCCCGCCTGGTAGCTTCAAGAGCTTCATGGCCTTGGATATGGCCGAGGCGATCGCAACAGGCAGGACATGGATGGGCAGGGAGGTGAGCAAGCCAGGCGCGGTGCTGTACCTCGCAGGGGAGGGCTTTGGGGGAGTCGGCGCAAGGATCAAGGCCATCAAGATCCATCACCAAACCGAAGACGGCGCACCGATATATGTGGTCAGGCATCAGCTCAACCTCAGATCAAGCGCGGAGGACTTCAACGCCTTAATGATGGCCGTGGTCACGCTTGTGGAGGAGACTGGCGTGGAGTTTCGTTTAGCTATTGTGGATACCTTGGCTCGCGCCTTTGGCGGCGGTAACGAGAACGACAGCGGTGAAATGATGGGTTTTGTCGTATCAATGGGCAAGATTCAAGAGTTCCTTAATTGCGCCTTGATGGTGCTGCATCACAGCGGAAAGAACGTTCAGCTAGGTATGCGGGGCAGCTCAAGCCTGTTAGGAGCCGTGGATTCAGAGCTGGAGCTGCTGCGCTTTGAGGATCAGATGAAAGGCATCCTCACCATCACCAAACAGAAAGACGGAGAGCAGGGGACGAGGTTCGGCTTTGAAATGGTAGAGGTAGAGATCAGGCCAGCAGGACTCGGACTGAGCGATCCAATCGTCAGCTTGGCGGTCCAAGCCAGCGACTCAGCCGTCAACGAACAGCCCAAAAAAGCAGGCAAGAGCAACGCGGGAAGTGGCAAAAACCAGCGACTAGCAATGCAATGTCTAGAGCGAATGGTCAAAGAGCATGGAGTTCCAAAGTACATCGATGGTTTACAACGCCATGCGATCAAGTTGGAGCTGTGGAGGCAGGAATTGTGGTCAAAGATGGGCTGTACCGATGAGGAGAAAAGCGCATTCAAGATGGCGTGGAAGCGTGCCAAGGACGACTTGCAGAAGTCAGGAGAGGGAGATATCAGGGACGATTATGTGTGGTTGCAGCATAAACCGATGGGATTTGAGGCTGTATGAATAGACAGGTAACAAGTAACAAACAGGTAACAAATGTAACTTGTTTGTTCCGTACAGGTAACAAGTCACAAACCGAGAGTCTAAGACTCGGAGGTTTGTTACCACTGTATGTGACCAAGTTGCACCAAAACAGGGAGAAACGAAATGGCGACAAAAAGAACATCGAACAAGCATCCAGTGGTGGAGCAACCAAGTCCAAAGGCAGATCCTTGGACGATTCACGTTCAATCGAAACTGGTGGAGTTGGAGTCAGTCAAGGCTGCCAGCGATAGGAAATGGGGAGAAAATCGACTGACTACTTTAGTAAGCAGTGAGCTGAGAGAGAAATTTTGGATTCAGAACAGCAGATTGCATCAAGCGATGGCGGCCAAAGATCAGGCAAAGTTCGATTCCAGCATAGCGGGAATGATCAGGGCGTATGCCGTACTGGATCAGTGGGCAACCGAAGAGGGACTGGAGACAGCGTCAGCCATTCCTCGGATTGAGTGGGAAATGCAGAATGGTCAGACCATGGTGATAGTGCGAACAGTCAACGAGGCGGTAGCGATTCAGACTCAGCGTCAGGACTTATCCAATCACCACATCTGGTCGATGCAGGAACTAGAAGCATTGCTGGCTGATGAGCGTATGCAGGCAGTGATCAAGATCAAGGCGCTTGTACCAACGGCACAGCTCACCAGCTTTAAGCCGACATCAGAGTTCAAGCCTGGCGGTGCAACAGGCTTTGATGACTTTGAAAACGATCTGACATTCAGCGACAATGACACCATGGAATACAAGTTCAATTCCGCACAGGCAGAAAGGTTCAAGAATGGCTCAATTTAAACTCATGGTGGCATTTATCCGCGAAAAGGTATTGGACATCGTCCAGCGCGTTAAAAACGCTTTAAAGAGGGGTTGAGCGATGCCAGGCAACCCAAAGCGCAGGAAAGATGTTGCTTTCCTCAATGAGATGCCAGAAGAGATGATCTTCAGCATGGTTGAAAGCGGAAAAAGCATTGCCGACATATGCGTGAGCTTGGGCATCAGCAAGCGTGCGCTAGACGATTGGATTGAGGAAAACGATCATGGTGCTATGATTACGCGCGCGCGTGTGCGTGCCGCCGATCTTATGGCGTGTGACACGATCAAGATAGCGGATGACATGGATGTCGATCATCCGCAGCGCGATGTCCAGCGCATCCGCACGCGCCAGTGGCTGGCCGAGCGATGGGATCAGAAAACTTATGGGCTACAAAAGGCGCAGCAGATCAACATCAACGTGCAAGACCTACGCATGGCGGCGTTGCGCCACGTTGAGGTGATCGATGACTTATCCACAGAAAAAAGCGCATGATGTACACATTGTCCTGTGGGCAACTGCAAACTGCCTGTTTATTGGGCAAAACAGACGGAGTTATCCACAGTTTGGTTAACATAATAGTGATTGTATTAAACCGATTATGTAAGGTTCATGTAAGAAAGCATATAGATCAATGACTTACAGATGCATCGACCTGTGGATAACTTTGCAGCCGTTTACTGGCAGCCAGGCGCTGGCCGCGGCCTGCGCGATGACCCCCCCTTTGCTCGCGGCGGCGGGGGCGGCTGATGCAGCACATAAACACATATCGCCATGAGCAACCCCACCCCCCTACCCCCCACCGCGCAAAAGCGCCCCCCGAAAAAAAATTCGAATGATTTGGTGGTGAATAACCCTTTTGTCGAATTCGTCAAG